GCTGATATCTGTACTAGAGAAGATGATAGATTGTAAGTATCGTTACGGATTCACAGGAACACTTGATGGATCGCAGACACACAAATTAGTGCTTGAAGGTTTATTCGGCGCAGTGTATGAAGTAACTACTACAAAGAAGTTAATAGAAGATAACACACTCGCAGAGTTTGGGATCACTGCTATCACTCTTCAATATCCAGATGCGATTAGGAAGTTGAATAAGGGAAAGACCTATCAGGAAGAAATTGACTGGATAGTTACAAATGAATCGAGAAACAAATACATTCGAAATCTTGCTCACTCGCTCCAAGGCAACACTCTCATACTGTTTCAGTTCGTTGAGAAGCACGGCAAAGTCTTATTGCCTTTACTTGAGAAAGACGGAAAACACGTACATTTTATCTACGGTGGAATTAGCGCAGAAGATAGGGAAGAAGTTAGGAGATTGGCTGAGACAAACGATGATAATATTATCCTCGCTAGTTATGGTACCTTTAGTACTGGCGTTAATATTAAGCGTTTGGATAACATTATCTTTGCTAGCCCGTCTAAGTCCAAAATAAGAAACTTGCAGTCAATAGGTAGAGTACTTCGGAAGAGTAATGATAATAGTAAAGCTACGCTTTACGACATAGTTGATGATCTACAATGGAAATCAAATAAGAACTTCGCAGTCAAGCACTTCATCGAACGAGTTAAGATATACAACGATGAGGGGTTTGAATATCGTATATATAATGTTAGTATTAAAGGATAAATTATGCTGATTCATATTAAGATGAGTAACGGTGAAGACTTGATAGCTAACTCTGTATCAGAAGATGAAACAGATTTGATTATCGAGAACCCTGTACAAGTGCGAATACATCCTATTCACGGATTCTTCGCTAAGAGTTGGATGCTGTTGTCTGATGAGAATACCGTTTCTCTCAATAAGAATGACATCCTCTTCTCGGGGAAAGCGAACGAGAAAGCTACAGAGTACTATGATACATTCGTATCCAGATTAGAAGAGTTACAGTCTGAAGATAATTACAGCCTAGAAGACAATCTAGATGATGACAATGCTACGCTAGAAGATGTGTTCACAGCGTTAATTGAATCTAAGTCTAGTGTTAAACATTAGTTCTATTTCTAAGAGCATAGCTCTATTATACACGAATCCACAGGCATGTCAAGTCTTTTCTAGCACTATTTCAATAAAATATAAATTAATAATGTCTTGACAAACGGTACGTTTTTGTATATACTATAGTAAATAAGTTATAAAAGGTGAGGTGATTGATGGCTAAAAGAGCGACACGAAATTACGTAAACAACCCAGAGTTTCTGGAAGCTATCGTAGCGTACAAGAAATTGTGCAACGAAGCAGAGGACTCAGGTGACAAAAGACCACAGATTCCAAACTATATCGGTCACTGTATCTACCAGATATCTACTAGACTGGCATCTAAGCCAAACTTTTCTGGTTACTCATACAAAGATGAGATGATTAGTGATGGTCTAGAGAATGCTATCCAAGCACTAGGTAACTTTGACCCAGAGAAGTCGCATAATCCATTCGCTTATTTTACGCAGATTATATGGTACGCCTTTCTAAGACGTATCGATAAAGAGAAGAAGCAGTTGTACATCAAGCACAAAGTCACAGAGAATTCTGTTATGACGGGTACTGCTACTGATGGCGCAGATGATGCTTCTGGTGAACCAGCTTATATCGATCTCAATAACGATTATATGAATGACTTCGTTAGGACATATGAGAAGAAGATGGCTGACAAGAAGAAACAACAGGTGAAAGCAAAGAAAGGTCTAGAGAAGTTTATTGACGAAGATCCTAAAAAAGAGGACTAGAGTATGAAGATTGCAATACTGAACGATACGCATTGGGGCGCACGTAATGATAATACCGCCATTGCTGATCATCAGATAAAGTTTTACCGTGAAGTGTTTTTCCCTCATCTACGTGAACATGGAATAACTACAGTATTTCACTTAGGTGATGTTACTGACAGACGTAAGTATATTAACTTTGTCACAGCCAAGAATCTAGAAGACCACTTTATGCGGGTCTGTGCAGATGAAGGTATCGAGCTATACATGATAGCCGGTAATCACGACACCTACTTCAAAAATACTAATGACGTAAATAGTCTGAATCAATTGTATGGCAATACAAGCCACAAGAACCTACATCTATATTGGGAAAAGCCAGTAGAGCTGAACATGGATGGTTGTAAGATTATGCTTGCTCCATGGCTATGTGCAGATAACTATGATATATCGATGAAAGCTATGGCTGATACCAAAGCCCAGATTCTTATGGGACACTTTGAGATTACTGGTTACGAGATGGATAAAGGACATCTATGCGATAATGGCATGGATCGCAACACGTTTGCTAAGTTCGACTCAGTATATTCTGGTCACTTTCATCAGCCATCATCAGTCGGTAACATCACATATCTAGGTGCTCAGTACGAGATGACTTGGTCTGATCACGATCAAAAGCGTGGCTTTAGTGTGTTTGATACCGAATCTCGCACAATGGAATACATCCGTAACCCATTCAGTCTTTTTCACAAGATTGTGTACAATGATACTGATATGACTATAGAGGACGTTGCCTACTTAGACACAACTAACTTGACAAACACCTTTATAAAAGTTATAGTATCTAATAAGAGTAACCCTTACATCTTTGACTTGTTCTTAGATAGACTACAAGCATCTGCTCCATGCGACATCAAAGTCGTAGAGGATCATATGAATCTTGACGTTATAGATGAAAGTGAGTTAGTCGATGAGGCACAAGACACTCTAACCATTCTGAAGCAGTATGTTCAGAACTTGGAGTTTTCTGGTGATAAGGCGAAGGTTGAGAGTATTCTAGATGATCTGTACAAAGAGGCGATTGATTTATGATTTTGTTTGAGAAGGTTCGTTATAAGAACATTTTAAGTACTGGTAATGCTTGGACAGAAGTAGAATTAAACCGAAGCAAGTCTACTCTTGTTGTCGGTGATAATGGTGCAGGCAAGTCAACTATGCTTGACGCATTAACATTCGCTTTGTATGGTAAGGCGTTTCGTACTATTAAGAAGTATCAGTTACTTAATTCTATCAATGGTAAGGGCTTAGAAGTTGAAGCATACTTTACCATCAGTGGTGCTAAATACCTAATTAGGCGTGGCATCAAGCCAAACTTCTTTGAGATTTGGAAGAATGGTGAGTTGATAAATCAGGATGCCGCTGTTCGTGACTATCAGGCTTATCTTGAGGAAAGTATCCTTAAGTTGAACTACAAGTCTTTCGGTCAGGTTGTTGTTCTAGGTTCTAGTACGTTTGTTCCTTTCATGCAGTTACGTGCTGGTGAGAGAAGAGATGTCATCGAGGACTTGCTAGATATCCAAATATTTACAGTGATGAATACGTTACTGAAGGATAGGCTATCATCTAATAAAACAGAGATTACTGATATCAAATATCAGATTGACCTACTTAAGAATAGAATCGATTCATCTAAAAAGCATAATGACTCTATCCGTGAGATGAAGCAAGGCGAAGTATCGAAGCTTAAAGATAAGTTGCGTGAACAAATTGCGTTTATCGAAAGCGAACAGGCTGTCATTGATACTATTCTGGACGATATAGAAGAGTTGACTAAGGGCATATCAGATAAGGGAGTTACTAGAAAAAAACTAGAGGAGTTACAAACATTAGATGGAGAATTATCGAGCAAACTCAAATCCCTACGAAAAGAAATCGACTTTTACGAACATAACGACAACTGCCCAACTTGCAAGCAGGGCATTGAACACGACTTCAAGACCGAAACCGTTAGCGGTAATTCTTCGAAAGCACAGGATATTGAAGTGGCAAGGAAAGAACTTGGATTTAGAGGTCTAAAAGTAGAGGAGCGTCTTAAGGAGATCGATCTTGTCGAAGACGATATTAACTCTAAGAATCTTGACGCTAGTGGTCATAGAGCAAATCATAAGATGGCTCTTAACTCGTGTAGACATATTAAGACTGAGTTAGATGAAGCTGAGAATGAAGTTATTGCTATTGATAGTAATGAAATCAAAGATCAAGAAGATCAACTTGAAGCCCACCATAAAAATCAAACTAAACTATTTGATGATAAAGAGACCTTAGGTATAGTTTCATCTATGCTGAAGGATGGTGGTATCAAGACTCGTATCATTAAGCAGTATGTGCCTGTGATGAACAAGTTGATCGGAAAGTATCTATCGGCTATGGACTTCTTTGTTCAGTTTGAATTAGATGAGAACTTTAATGAGACTATCAAATCTCGTTTCCGTGATGAGTTTTCTTATGCATCATTCTCTGAAGGTGAGAAGTTGCGTATCGATCTAGCATTACTATTTACTTGGAGAGCAGTTTCTAAGTTACGTAATTCTGTATCGACTAACCTATTGATTATGGATGAGATAATGGATTCGTCATTAGATGTTTCTGGCACAGAAGAGTTTCTAAAAATCATTGAAGAACTCTCCGCTGACTCCAATATCTTTATCATCAGTCACAAGGGTGACCAGTTGTTTGAAAAGTTTCACAGTGTTATAAAATTCGAGAAGGTAAAGAACTTCAGTAGAATAGCAACCTAGAAAGGAAAGACATGTCATTAGAAGCTAGACTTGAATCACTAGAGCGTAAGCATAAACATCAACATTCTCTCATTGAGGCTGCGGAAGCAGAGAAGGCGCCTGAGAAATTCGTCTATAAGATGAAAGCTGATAAGTTGAAACTAAAAGATGAGATTGAGAGTATAAAGCGTGATCTATCTATTTGATATAATATGTATTGACAGACTTCGATAAATCTGCTATACTATGCTTTATATGTGATGAATTTTATAATGTTGAATATTGGAGAGAAACGTGGTACCTACTGAAACGAAAACAATAGTTGGCTTTACTGCATCAACTTTTGATCTACTACACGCTGGTCATGTCGCTATGTTGCGAGAAGCTAAAGAGCAGTGTGACTATTTGATATGTGGACTACAGATCGATCCATCTACTGATCGACCAGAGAAGAACTCACCAGTACAAACAATCGTTGAGCGATATACACAACTTGCGGCTATTAGATATGTCGATGAGATACTTGTGTATGCCACAGAAGACGATCTGACAGACATCTTAGAAATGTATAACATCAATGTTAGGATTCTAGGTGATGAGTACAAAGACAAAGAGTTTACTGGCAGGGAAAGATGCGAGACATTAGGCATTGACCTGCACTTCAATAAGAGAGATCACAGGTTCTCTACTAGCGACCTTAGAAGAAGGATCGCAAAACACTCATGAAAATACTCTTACCATATTCAACACACTTCGAAGTAGTGAAGACTCAGGACTCTAGTGGTCCTGTAATCACTGGTGGGATAGAAAAGTTCGTTCAAGACTTAGAGAATAATATTGACGGCATTATCCCAATATGTATCACTAAAGAAGACAAGGATAATCGTAACACTAAGCGAAAGATTACAGATGCTATTGCATTGCATAGACCTGATATGATATTGTTTAACAATCCTTGGTGGGGAAATATGATGAGAACATTTGGTGTTCCATTAATTTCTATTATGCATGAACCACTTGTACGTGACATACGTATGATAGAACTCGGTACAATACTTAAAGAACTGAATGAATACGGGGCACATATTTGGTTTGTGAGTCCACGACAGCTAGACTATCATAGAGTTATGTCACAGAGGATCAAAGACATTGACTTCGGTGAAGTGAAAGGCTTTATCAATCCATCTTATTTAGATAGCACTACTACAGTGTCAGAAGATTTACAGTATGATTGTACTACAGTCGGTAGATGTGATAACGAGAAAGCACCGTTTCTAGTTCATTTAAAGCTCCAGAGATCCGACCTAAATAGTCTTGTGATGACAAATGATGGAGTTTATAAGAGCGATACTGTTAACGATTACGTAGCATCAAATCAGCATTGGAATGCACCAAGTCACACCTTGCGTGGATTACCACACACTGATGTCATGAAGAACATAGCTAAGTCTAAAGTGTTTTGTTCTACATGGCCGAAAGAATCTTGGGGTATCACAGCAATGGAATCTTTAGGCTGTGGAGTACCAACTATTCTTATGACTGATGATAGCAATGCTCATGCGAGTGAGTCAATTGCGGCAGATAGTTCGCACTACATCAAAATCAATAGAAAGTGTTCTGATTCAGATTTCGAAGAAGCGGTACGCAGTCTAATGAACATATCACATGAGAAGCGTATAGAGATATCAGAAATGACCAAGAAAAAGCACAGCTTAGAAAATTGGAAATTAGGTATTGACAAGATGATCGAAATGCGCTATAATGATACGAACAAAGCATATTCAGATTTAACGGAGTTTTTTACATGAGTGAAACAAGCATAAAAGAGAGTTCAAATTACGATAACTATATGGACGATGAGGCACGTAAGAACGATTCTTATAGTATAAGCCTAGACAGATTCTTTGATGAGCCTATGGAAGACAAGCTTGTAGATGCTACTAAAGTTAATAAAGTTGTGCAAAACGACATCTGGAAATCAATCTACGTCCACTTTAGAACACAAGATCACATGGTAGACTTCTGTACTAAGATCAATCAGATGATACCTGGTTATGTTAAAGAGACTTACTATCCGTTAGAGCCGTCTAACTCATTGATCAAAAACGATGATAAGGTTGATGTGTCTCCCGATCTTTTGGTAGCTGAATATAATGGACCAGGCTTCAGTAAAGTCAAGTCTGTCGAATCAGATTACGAATCGAACTGGAAGAAGCACTGGGTTGGTATGCCAGAATACACTCAAGAAGATAAGATTAAATTCAGAGCAATCACATTAAATTTCAGAAGCGAATCAGACTACAAAGAGTTCTCGCAGAAGATTGGTCAAGATATGACTGAGAAGACTAAGAGCATTTGGCATCCAGAGCAGTTCATCACGAAGAACATGTTGCTACGTTGGATTCAGCCAGAAGGCAGAACTTTACCTGAACACCCAATGTACATCGTATCGAAGGGTCGTGCAGATTCGATGTTTACATCTAGATCGTTGTCTCGTATGGAGATACCACATTATATTGTGATTGAGCCTCAAGACCTCGATGCTTATGATAAGGCACTTGACGTATTCAAAATGAGGGATTACGTTACTCTGTTAGTAGCACCTTTCTCCAATCATGGTGATGGTCCTGGTCGTGCTAGAAACTGGGCATGGGATCATTCGATTAGTATCGGCGCTACAAGCCACTGGGTACTTGATGATAATATCTCAGATTTTTATAGATTACACAACAACGAAAGAATTCGATTTGAAAGCGGTGCAGGCTTTCAAGTAATGGAAGACTTTGTATCGAGGTACGATAATGTTTACATTGCTGGTCCACAGTATCGGTTCTTTATTGATCCAAATCAAAAATATCCTGCTTACGTTGCCAATACCCGCATATATTCTACTCTTCTTATTCGTAATGATTGTAAGCATAGGTGGAGAGGTAGATATAACGAAGATACTGATATCTGTCTCAGAATAATGAAAGACGGAGATTCGTGCCTACAGTTCAATGCGTTTATGCAAGGTAAAGCCGCAACTCAAACAGTTAGTGGTGGTAATACTGCTGAATTCTATCATGCTGAGAATACTGAGAATGAAGATTTCAAAGAGACTGGATACAATACTGAAGGTACTGTAAACAAGTCACAAATGTTAGTTGACATGCACCCAGACGTAGCAAGACTTGTCTGGAGATACGGCAGATGGCATCACTTCGTTGACTATGGTCCATTTAAGAAGAATAAACTCAAATTCAAAGATGGATTTCAAATGCCTACTGGTATCAACAACTACGGTATGGAACTGGTAAGAGACTTTGATTGGAAAAATACTTTAGTTAAATGATAGAAAAAGCTTGACATGGACTGTCCATGTGCTATTATATACGTATTGATAATGATTTAGTGAGAGCGTGATTATGCAGTATGTCGTGAACCATAGTATGTCGATGAAACAGAAGTTCTTAGATGAAGGACTTACTCTACCCCAATGTATTAATCCAGGCTGTAGTCGTAATGTACAAGTACGAGCTTGGTCTAACTGGTCATTCAAAACAGAATGCGGTACTTGCTACAAAGCACGTGCCACTGGTATAAGCGGTAAGGCTATGGAAGGTATTACCATTCATAAGAAGACTTACTGTGAGAATGCTGACGGACACTTGGGATGGATATGTCCAGTTGATGCTAGTGCTTTCATTGCACTAGACATGTTAAACGCCCTTGATCTAGAGCATACTGATGGTGACCACAACAACAACGACCCAGAGAACGTGAAGACGATCTGTAAACTGTGTCACGGTAAGAAGTCTATGAAGTACGGTGACTTCAGCAACCAGAAGTTATCTGCAAGAAAGTTTAATTAATATCAAGAAAAGGGTTGACAAAGACCCAATAGTATGCGATAATACGTACATAAGATAACAAAAGAGAGTATATTATGATAGTAACAGTGATTCACAAAGCGTTCGAAAAAGACCCAGTGACAGTCGCAGAAGTTAATTCTCCTGCCTTAGCTACAGTAGATGAAGCATTAGAATATGCTTATCGATGGACTAACAACATTATGGGCTCTTGGTCACGAACAGATATCGAAGACAATAATGATGAGAATCCAAACGTTACTGTCCTAGCTCCACTAATCGAGAGCGATGGTAAAACTTACGGACTTCGTTCTACTTCAATGAATGACTTAATGATCGCTAACGGTAGAACATATAAAGTGGCTATCTGCGGTTTCAGTGAGGTAGCATAATGAAGAAGGGTAGAAAAGACTTTATATTCGATTTAGAGACTATTGGCGCAAACGTATTTGTTTGTCCTGTGGTTGACGTTGCCTATACCATATTTGAGTGGGATAGGTTCATCGAAGACCCTTATACTTTTGAAGAAGTTGCCGCTACCGTTCAGACTCAAAAGGCAGACGTATCTGACCAGATGACTAATTATGGATGCAGTTTCAATAAGGCAGATGTTGCTTGGTGGGAAAGTCTTCCTAAACTCGCACGAGATAAACTCAATCGAACAAGTAATGACTTGACAGCCGTAGAGTTTTGTGATACAATACTCACATATCTTAGAGAAGAAAAGAACGTAGATTATTGGTGGTCAAGGGGTAACACTTTTGATCCTGTTATACTAAACAGACTGATGCTTGCCACTGATAGAGTGGACACATTCAACCAATATCTTAAGTTCTATAAAGCGAGAGATGTTCGTAGTCACATTGATGCTAAGTTCAACTACACGACAAGAAATGGTTTTGTTCCTGTAGCTGATGAAGAGTATTGGAAGACAGCGTTCATTGCACATGATAGTTCCCATGACGTTGCGGCAGATGTCATGAGATTGCAAACTATACATAGAGCCGAACATGACTTGGAGCAAACTGCACGATGATTAAACAAACAACTACAGTTCTTGATAATGAATTCGGTACAGCAAATAGTGGCGCCCAACGTGAGGCACTAGGTGTGCCTTATATGCGTCAACTTCCTATGGAAGGTTTAGCCGCAGGTGCCGCCGCACTTGAGTATGGTGCAATGAAGTACGCAGATCGAAACTGGGAAAAGGGTCTACCTTGGCAACAAATGATCGATAGTCTTAAACGACACATCGATGACTTTGAGCGAAGAAATGACTATGATAATGGTCCTACCGGTTCTGGTCTACATCACGTTTGTATGATCATGGCAGGTTCATTAATGCTATCAAGTTCAGTTATACGTGGTATCGGTGAAGATGATCGTATGCCTGAGTTAGATGGTGGTGCGCTAAGTGCTAAAGATTGTGCTAAGTTCATAAGCGATCAACTGAAACTAGCTGAAGAGTTTAGAGCAACAAGGAGTGTGGTAAAATAAGATGGAAGACTTAGGGTGTTCTGCTATAAATAATAAGAGCGGAGTAAATGTGATTTTTAATATAAACAAGGTGAATAAAATATGAAATTTAGTAACGAAACGATGAGTGTACTCAAGAACTTTTCGAGTATCAACCCGAGTATTGTCTTTAAGTCAGGCTCGACTATTCGAACAATCTCTCCCCAAAAAACAGTTATGGCTGCGGCAACAATTGGTGAAACAGTTGAGCAACAGGCAGGCGTATATGACTTGTCAAGATTCTTGGCAACTCTATCTTTATTCGAAAACCCAGAAGTCGTATTTGGTACAGATCGTTTTACTATTAAGGGTGGTAAAAGCGAACTCAAATACACATACACTTCTGAATCATTGATAGTTTCCCCTCCTGATAAGGACATAGTTGTTCCTGATCCAGAGGCTACGATCAATGTTAGCTGGCAAGCTATTGACAGTGTGATCCGTGCTACGGGCGTACTACAGTTGCCAGAAGTTGCTTTCTCTAGTGACGGGAGTACTATTACACTCTCTGCTGTAGATAGCAAGACATCAACGGCTGATAGTTACGATGTGATTATTGCTGAAGGTGTTGAGACCCCACCCTTTAATATGATTATCAAAACTGATAATCTCAAACTAGTACCAACCGACTACGAGGTCACATTGTCTTCTAAAGGTATGGCACACTTTAAATCCGATAAAGTCCAATACTGGATCGCAATCGAATCTCGTTAAAATCATATATAGGAGAATATTATGACAGATGAAACCCAAGTAGCTTCAGGTGAAGCACAAGTAGAAGATCAAGCGCAAGAGCAAGAGCAAGCACCTGGTCTTTCACTGAATGACATTTCTGCGGCAGTTCAGATCATTGATGTAGTCACACCACGTGGCGCATTTCGTGGCGAAGAACTAGCAGGAGTAGGTATGGTACGTGAACGCTTTATGGCATTCTTGCGTCATGCTAAAGAGCAAGGTCAGGATGTTACTTTGCCAGGTGAAGCGCCTGCACCAGCAGAAGCACCACCAGCAGAAGCACCAGAGGCTTAAGCTAAAAACTGAGAGAGGTGGTTGAGAA